ATGCCAGAATTCCATAATGTAGAGTTGTGTTCACATACTGGACATTGTTGATTCTTTGTGGTCAAACAGTTATCGATTAACCAACCGCCAGGTCCTTGGAATCCATGTGAATGAATTTTAACCCATGGTAAAGAATCGTCACCATCTTTTTCGGATGCAGGAAGAAAACGAATAACGGCCATGCCATTACCTGCTTTGTCTACTTCTGGACGCCAGAAATTATCTGACTTACCTGAATCTTCTGAATTGGTGGAGAGTGCCTCGATTGCTTTGGATAATTTGTCGAGGTTGCCTGATTGGCGTTTTAGATTTGCGAAACTCATATTGTGCTGCCTTTCTGTATAAACGGAGTATAAACGGAGGATATCAAATTACTTCTCATAATCAACTGCTAGTATATCATTATATTTATCCATTGTCAAGTGTACATTTTCAAAATACCAATGGTAGTTTGCGTATCGGTATGAAGTATACCAATACCACCTTCTCTACGCCATTGATCGATATTGGATATTGTATCATCAATCAATATTGAGTTAGGATTGGAGTAATCTTTTTTGTATCTTTTACCTGGTACCAAATTTACAGGGAATGTAATATTGTGGTTTTCTAACCATTCTAACTTTTGCTTTCTAATTTCGATATCTCGCCTTTCGGAAGATGTTGAAGAAAGAATTTCTGTTGGTATGGATAATGTCTTTAAATAATTAATCAATTCGATAGCATCAGGCATCAAATCTAATGTTGCAAATTCACGATCAGCAATAAATTTTGCAAAGAAACCATCAAATATTTTATAGTTTTCGGCTTCACTTGGGTAAATTTTATATTGCTCTTTGTACCTTTTATTAAAATCGGCAATCACGCCATCCATATCGAGGTATATTTTTGTTATTTTCACTTCAGGCATATTCTTTAATTTTTTCTTTTAAAAACTTCGTAAACTTCTTTTTATCATATTCTATAAACGGTGTATATTTTTTGATTATTCGTTGATTGGAAGGCCAGATAATATCCTCAGTAATTTGTTTTTCCCATCTTGGCATACAACCAATAACATCAACGAGAATACAAACAGTTTCTAATGATATTTTACCGTGCATCATTCTAGTAATAAGATTTGGCCATCCACCTTCGATGGGTTTGAAATAATCTTCCATTGACCAAAACTCTGCACCATCAACTTTATCAAACAAGTCTATTATCTCATTTTCTACTGTATATGTCAAGCTCTGCTGAGTTTTGGACCACTTAGCATAGTTCTCCTCACCATCTTGTAACATACTTCCAACCCATTTATCATTACCACTCACAAAGTTTGCCACATAGAAGTTTTTTAATTCTTCTGGTGAATATTTGCGGGAAAGTTTATAGAAATAATACTTGTCTTTTCGTATCGAAAAGGTTTGTTTGGATACATTCGTCTTGCCATGGTACTTGAAGTAATCATAAGAATTGGATGTAAAATGTAACTTCAAGGCATTATACAAGGCAAATGCTGCAAAGCCTGTATTGTCAGTCATAATCAAATTGGTAGTTTAGAACTTTTCTTAATCAAATTTAATTCTTGTGCTTCTTCTTTAATTCTAGCTTTAAGTGCTGAAGAAATAAGTGTTGCTGCTACTTCAATCTCAAGGCCACTTTCTTTACAATGGTGACAGATAGCATCCATCAGTCCAAGACTTTCTGATTTTGCCATCTGCTCTATCAATGTACTGAAATTCTTTATTTCTTCTTTTGTTGGCATGTTAAATGTTTGTATAAAATATATGATTACCTATTTTTTTAACCACCTTCTGTTTATTCCATCCGGGGTTAACATAAACGGCATGGTAATACAATGCCTTTGATTCAGCAATTGTATCATGTAAATGTGTTACTGTCAAGGCTCTTTTAGCAATTAACACCGATTCTTCCCATGCGTATCTGTCCTTTGTTACTAATTCCTTTACCATACAGGTCCATGAAAACTGGCAAACAGTTCTCAAATTTTGGTCTGTGGTTTTTTGATAAACCACGGCACAGATATCCGATGGAAATTTACCTGAGTTTGCACGATTGAGTGTTACTTGAGCAACAGCTAATTTACCTTCGTATGATTCTGTTGCTGATTCATAGTAAATATTTTTCGCCAAGCAATCAACTTGTTTATTGTATTCGGCACTCACCTGTTTACTTGTCGCAGAACTAATGAATTCTCTGGACAACGTTGGTGTTGCATAAATTGTGATAATACAAAAAACAATTATTGATACTGCAGCGAAATTCTTTTTGAATTTCTTGATGTATGACATCATATCTCCTTGTTAGCTGATATCGATATTCTGATATCGGTTTACCAATTACGAATTTGATTTTTCGATTGATTTGTCCTTTAGACATTTGGTTAAAATTTGATGGATGATTCTGTTGCTAAGTTCATCCATCGAAACTCCGCTTACCTATTAGGCAGCAAGTGTATACTTATTATCGTTTGCGTTTAATTTAAATAGTGTTTACGTCTACTCTGACGATTCTCCATTGTTCTAATTACTGTCATGTCGAATCTAGGCACCCCCATCAGAAGTATTTTATTGGTGCTTGAATCCAAGGTAGCCCCGCTCTTCATGGCCGGTTCTTGCATTGGTCGACACTAGCAAGTTTTCGGTGTTCCATTGTAGCTACATAAAATACTTTTGGTGGAGGTGATGGGAATCGCACCCATGTCCACAACAACTTTCAAACAACTTCATTGAATAACTTATATTATACTATATTATATAGGTATTGTCAAGCGTTTTCGCCATTAATACCAGTCTCCGACCCACCACCTATTTTATAATATGAAATAGGAAACATAAAAACTAAACTGGACTATATGGATTTCTAGGTCTGTCCTGACCATCATCTTCTGGATAAACTGGATAATCCATTAATTACACCAACTTGTTTTTGCATCACCATAATATTCCCGTGCATATCCTTGAGAAATTAACATGGCACGCAACGATTTGCCATCCAAGATGATATCACCAAGAACACGACCACCATATTTGTCCCAATCCATTAAGAGAACCTGGCGGGTTGTGGCACCATTGATAACACTTTTAGTAAAGGCTGTGGCTGCTTGGCCTCTAGCATCTTCGGATGGGCATTTAGCACGAAATCCTTTTTCTGGAGTATCAACACCATATACACGAACCGATAGTTCTTTCTTTAGTGGGTCTGGTAACCATAGTGCTTGAAGTCCCACAGTATCACCATCAATAACTCTAGTAAATATGGCATCATATACGACACCTTGTTTTTGTGCAAAACTTGTACCTATAGGTACTAAAATGAATGATAAAATGATACCTATGAGTCGCAATTTCATTTTTGTTCCTTATAAAAATTAATAGCTTTTACTAGACCATGTATATGGTCTGTTGTCTTTTGTTTGAATAATAGTGGTTGGTCATCTTCAACTGCCATAATAATTACAATATCATTAATTGGTGTACCAATCATTTCTTCATACATCAAAGCATATGCTGTAGTCTGCCAAAAATAATCTTCAATGTGTGCTTCTGTTTTAATTTTCTTTGAAGTCTTAAAGTCAATCACAGATAATACACCATCAAACTCACCAATACAGTCTACACGACCTGCCATTTCTAATTGTTTAGACCACAAAGCACATTCTTGATAGTGAATATTATTAATACGATTCAATAATGGTTTTAGTGATACAAACATTTCTTTTGCATCAGGCATGATATCACCTAATGATTCATTATTTAAATATCTCTCACACAATGTATGAACATTTGTACCACGACCTGTTGCCTTCTTTGATACACGATTGGCTTCTTCTTCACCAACTCTCTTACGCCACTCCATAATGGCCTTTTTCTTTTGGGCGCCAAGCACAGTAGTTACAGAAGGCAAACGTGTGCCATCTTCTAATGTGTAGTATCGTTTACCATCGGGGAAAGTTTCTGATTTTAAATCAGGTAGAGATTTTGGTGTGCAATAATTAAAAGTCATTCGTTCATCATACATTCATATTATAAGAAAGGCAAGCCTTACTTTATTTCAATCCACGAAATTGTGGGTTCATCCCATCGATAGAATTTATCATCATTTGGTCTTGATATTGGAGGTTCAAATATTTGGTTTTCCATATTCCAAGTCCAACTAGGATATGGACCTTTTGCTGACTTCCATGATAATGTTGATTCGTCCCAACCATAAGGTAGTCCGTCAATAGGATATGAAACAGGAGCTTCCCATAACCAAGTTTGATGACTCAATGACCAACTTGGATAAGGTGAATTGGTTTCATAGAATACATCATATTCTTTATTATAGGTATCACCAACTCTGGCATAATTACCTCTGAGTGGTGTACCTCCATCAGGAGTATTTGGTTCAGCAGGAGGACTTGGTGCATAATGCACATTACCTCTGGTGTTATAAGATGTTTGAATCCATGTTGTGGGATCACCAATAGAACCTGTATCAATGTAAGATTGTTCTGCAACAATAACTTCGGTTACCGTACAAATAATTGGATTTTGTGTTGGTACAATTTTTGCAAAGTGTGACATAATATTATCCTGTGTAATTAGCTGAGCCGTTGAAGATGTGGTAAGTATATCCACCGGTAGTAAATATGCTACTGCCTCCAGAACCTTTTTGTGAGCCGGCATAGTAGACAATGAAAACTCCGGATCCACCGTTACCGCCATTAATATATCCAGAATATCCCGCTGCGCCGCCACCGCCACCGCCACGATTGGATGCACCTGAACCTGAATTGCCATTACCACCACCACCGTTGCCACCATCACCAACCCTATCGCCACCAGTACCAGCACCGCCGCCAGCATAATATATTGATGATCCTGAAGCACTACTTGCTAAACCAATACCACCATCATTACCATATCCATCTTGTTCGAACAAATCGTGTCCGGGAGACCCTGCTCCGCCGCCACCTGCGGAAGTTTCACCAGCAGTAAGTGTTGTTCGATTACCGCCTCGGTATCCTTGGCCTGTTACTCCAGATCCACCAGAAATACCTATGTTACCTGCGGCACCACCACCAGAACCTCCTGGTGTTGGATATGGATTTCCACCGGCGCCACCACCATATGCAGTAACACCTAAACCTGTTGTATTGACACCTACACCAGCATTTCCGCCACCAGCGCCGACAACAATGCTATATGTTGTACCTCCAGTAATTGTGTAAGTACCACTAGTCATACCACCAGCGCCACCGCCACCACCTGGGAACCATTGTTCCTGTGGTGCGCCAAATCCAGGACCCCACGCTGAATTACCGCCACCACCGCCACCACCAACTGCGAGGTAACTTACTGAATAACTTGAACTCTTACCGTGTAGGGTGTTCATATCAATAGCACCACTCACAATACCTGCAAGAGCACGCACGGCTGCGTCATTCAAACCAATTGTTGCGGTACTTGATTTACCAAGTTCCGTATTGATTTGAGACATTGAAATTGCACCAGAGGCTGGTAGGGTCATTGAGTTTACCTATAATTAATATTACATACTATTTATACTACTCAAAATAAGACATTTGATGCGGATTGAAAGGAGAACTGGCAACATTTATTTGTTGTACGTCTCTGATTTGTTTTGCTATTTCGACTAATTCTTGTTGTACTTTTTGTTTATTATTTTGTTCGTAGTATAGCCGCTGTTGTTTGGACATCATTCTTTTTTTGCTCATTCATACTCCTATTATTGTTATTTTTCTTAACTTTTTTAGAGTATTTTTTTATGGAAGTACCAACATTAACGCCTCCCCGTTTGATTAGCAGGATAGGAACCATCACCATTCTCTTGGCGCCTTGGTTTTGTGACCATCCTTAATTGTATTTTGACCAACACTTTCTTTCATACGACCAATGACATACTTTTCAAAGGTGGAATCTGCTCTACCAATACCGGGTACCGACATACGAGTACCATCCGACATAATCGGTAGATTTTCTGAAAAGATGTGAAGTTCTAGGTGTGGGTTGTCCAGTTTGAACTGTTCCAGTACCGTGTAAGACATACGATGTTCTTCACGTTCATTGGTATTTTTGTTCACAAAATCATAAGTTGGCATAAATTATTTTTTGAATAAACCTAAGAATTTAGATTGTAGAGTTTTGGCCCACTCAGGTTGCGGAAACGACCAACCAATAAAAGCACCAATGAGGATTAAAAATAAAGATTCTACCATTTGATTCTCCTTAATTTGTTGTTGGTAACCATGCAGGTACCATCCTACTATTTATCTTTCCTTTCCATGACCACATTCTCTTTTTTTCTTCAAAGTAGTAGTTACGATAAGATTGTAAGGCATCTCCTGGTACTTTACAAGCTTCAGGCATAGCAGGTGTGGGTTCAGTAAATGGTTTGTGTGAAATATTTAATGGTGTCGTTGCTAGTGTTTTAACGAGGCCATCTTTTTCACATTTATGTATTTTTCCGTATCGGTAAGTGTATTCTGTACATAGTTCGACCAATAAACTATGCAACCACCTGTAATTTGATAGGCTATGGCGGCACCATATAGCACTTGGATGGTTAATATGTGTGGCAGAGTATAAGATTGTATCACGGTTATCTCCAGTAATCCAGCGTTTAACATTACGGCCGGTTTTTGACTTCTCAATAATTTCTTTACCATCAAGTACACGATGTGCAGTAGATAGCAATTGGCAATACTCAAGTATCATTTTTACAACGTGCTTATCTAAATGATATTCAGCACATTTCACAGGATCATTATCTAAGTAAAAAATATTCATAACATTCTAATTAAACCGATTGTATCAATCGTAGTTAACAAAAGATAATTTGCTAGCATACCAAATGATTTACGAGTGTAAGCAGCCCAGCCGTAAATAGCACAACCAGCAATCCAAATGGGATATAAAGCAAGCAGCGGAGGTGTGGGTACCGTGAGTGCCATTGTAATGGAACAGCCAATACTAATAGCCCAAGCAAGCAGCTCAAGAAGAAACCGAACACGACTACTTCGCCAATCATCTTTTATCCAATCAAAAGTATTATAAAATAAATCGTTCATTAAAGAGTGGGAATTTCAATTGGTTCTTTTTTGCTACCCTTAGTTAAAGCTTTTACTTGTTTAGCAATGTCTTCCGATGATACTGTTTGCATAGCAAATTGTTTGAACGCATCATAAGAATCTTTTACTTTATACGGTGCTCTGTCTGATAGAAACAGAATACAACCACCGTCAAGTAGAGGAGCAATTTCAATTACTTCATCTAAATTGATAATTACTTTTGTTTGTTTTTCAACTGATTCAACTTCTACAAATATTGCCATTATTAATCTCCTTGATTAGATTGTGATTTCATTCCACTTAATTTTGCCATTTTGGCACGTTTCTCAGCAACTTCAGCTTCAATTAACATTTTTTTCCAATGGCTACGAATACTATCGGGTAAAACTGCTAAATTTCTTTTAGATGTTTTACTTAATTTAAAATCTTTATTTGTTTTCACTTAATTTCCTTATTTTTTATCGCAATCAGATACACGAACTAACAACGTATCAGTTTGATTTAATGGACGAACAAAGAAACATTCACCTTTAACGGACCAAACCAATCTGTTTTGAATTGATCCATCAAAATCACCAACGACAGGTTTATTAATAAAATAAGGTGCATAATAAACTGTTAAAACAAATACTAATAATGAAACATAAAATATTTGTTTCTTTTTTTCAATCCAATCTAATAATTTTTTAAACATTAATATATCCTTTTTGATAAGCTGTGCCAATTATAACAACAATCATAATAAAAATCAAGAACTTTTTGGTAAACTTCTTTGAACGTTCACGGTAATATGCCAACTCTAACTGATTAAATTCATGTTGGGCCATAACCATCGGTGGCACATCAGGTTCTAATGCCAATACCGTTTTCAATGATTCTTCAGTTCGCCTTATTGCTTGCCAATAATAGTAATATGATAACATTTTAATCCCACAAATTTTGGTAATACTTACCAAATAATCTAAAACCATTTTGCATACGGTCGTGGTGTTTAGTATAACCTTCTTTGTCAAATTTTGGACCAACGTAGTCTTTGTCCCAAGGTACCTTACCATTACATACAGAATGGTCAAAGAATGGTGCATCGTTATCATCACTAACCTTCTGTTCAAATGCCCAAATCATTTCAGCAAGAATCCAATCCCACCGCATGAAATGTAAACTGTCGGTGTCCCATTCATTTTCTTTTGGTTGTGCCATATCACTACGCATATACTCAGGCACATCTTCATCATCCGTATGTGGGGCGCCATGCTTGGTTGCTTCTAATTGTTTTAGCGTTGGTAGAATAATATAAGCCAATGTATGGTCCATTGACCATGAGTCCCATCTATCAATCTTCACATAGGTAATTTGTGGGTGAATAGTATCCAATACCTTCTGTAATATCAGGCAAAATGGTGTCAATGCCCAATTAAATACTTTGGCTAAATTTGAATCATAATCAACCTCACGCCAATAGATAATCTTATCCATAATAGTGTATGGAGATATCCAATGGTTGCGGTAGTTACTTAGATATACTTTCATTATTCTTTATTTTTATTCAAATAGGATGTAATAGCGTACTTAACGAGTTCATACACGACAATGGATGTTGGAATAGTCCATATGATTACCCATATTAAAAACTCAACCATTATTTTCTTTCTATGCCTAAGGCCTTATCAATTTGTTCTTCAAGTTCTTTTGGTACGGGACCACAAGAACACCAACTATACTTTCTATTGCATACATCACAGTAACCGGTAAGAATAGGTTTCTCACCAAAGATATTATTCCATCTCTCTTTGTATTCTTCTTTGGGTATTAGAATTGGTCTTGGATTACTACCTTTACCACCATCACTCATTTATTATATCCTTTAATATCTCGAATCAGACCACGAATTAAATCGAACCAAGCACCCCATATATGGTATACAAACACAAGGGGTAACACTAACACTACACCCGCAAGAGTTGCCCAAATGGGGAAGAATAAAACTAAAATAATGCAGAATAGTATTTCATATAAACTCATTGTTTTCTCCGAAATTCCATATTCTCATCAGCCAATTGTTTGGTTAATTTTTTATAATAGATTACATCTTCATTTAGTTTATCAATTTTAGGTTGCAATGAATCATCTGTGGTCTTTTGTTCACCACGAATAACATAACCTAAAATTGTACCAATAATGAAAGCAACAACAATTTCAATCAATGTAAATTCTCCGGCTTTTCATAATCTTTATTAACAATACCATCAGATACAGTTCTTAATAACTTACCAAAATCATTTACATCACCTGCCTGTTTGTTTAAGTGTAACAATCGAGCAAGAATGATAGAAGATACCATTAAGGCAGGATACTTATGTGTCAAGGCAAACCTCATAAGAAATTCATCAACATCATCCACCGATGGTTGTAAATCTAAATCATCAATATTCATTTTCTACCATTCATAAAATAGGCAATAACCAACATTGCAATCACCCAAAATAGGAAGATTGCAATGAAAGTAGCAAGAAAATCAAGTTCTGTCATAACGGTAACTATGTTTAGCTTTCATCATAAACATTTTGTTGGTTGCCTTACGATAACGAACTTTGTCGTTCTCACGGTCATTCCATAATGCCACACATTGAGCAGCAGTATAACCACCATACTTCTGGCAATCAGTCATAAACATACCTTTTTCAGAATTATCGAGTTCGGGTGTGACCTCAACAATTTCCTCATTAGGTGTAATAGATTTTGCTTCAGGTTTGGATTCTGACCTAACTTCAGGCTGCACATCGGCAGGCGTTGAATTGGTAATCGTTTCAACAGGTTTGTTTTCTATTTTTTTATTTGGCATAGCAAACACCACCACACAAAATAGAATACCAATACCTGCAACAATATAACGCCAGAACAATCCAAGAACAAAAACAGCAATACCACCTAAGATTATAATCTGTAATACAGTAGTAGTTATACCAACTGAGGCAAGATTGTCAAATAAATCCATGATTATTTTTTCTTCTCAGGAAATCCTAAGAAACCTTTTTCATAATATGGTTCACAATGCACATTGATAGGGATTAATACTTTACCTGCATCAGTCTTTCGAGTTACATATTCAACACTTGGTCGCATACCAGCATCAACACAGTCTTTGTTGCCTTTAACGACATCAACACGGTCTAATGCCTGAGGTCCTTCGAAACCTGATAACTTAGGTGTAGAAGAACAACCAATTACCAATAAACCACCACCAACTACTAATAACAATTTAGTTTTCACTTTTAATTCTCCACTCTTTCAATAGATAAATCACAATCAATAATCATTTCACATTCACTCATAATCCAACCATCTTCTTCAAGGTCGAATACTGAATTCTCTTCCAAAAACAACTCAACGGCTTCACGTTGCAAATCAGTCATGTCATCAAGATCGGTTTCTTCCCAACACCCATCATCAGTAGACCAATCATCACAATCATAACCACAATCAAACATATCAACACCTGGACCTAAATCTGGTGGGTCATCACCTTCGGTCTCAATGAAGAATTCTCCCCACCTCCAACCAATCTCATGCATCAAGGACATATCATCCTTGTCCCAATACTGGCGTTCAATAACTGATTTCTTCCATGTAGGTGTAATTTTCCATCGAGCCATTATTTCTTCTCCATAATATACTGAATTATTTCCTTCGCTTCAATCATATCTGATTTTTCTACCGCTTCATCAATCATTTTCATTTGTATGTTATGTAAATAATTTACATGAATAGTAATCATTGCTTGTTTTAAATTTTCAACATTAATTGTGTAAGAAATTTTATTGTATTTCATTCTGTTATAATTTCCAATTTACCAATACCAACATATTCTTCAATAGATTTCTTTAATTGTTTTTTGGATGGTGATGGCGCAATGAACACATAATCTGGATGGTCACCTTCTGTGGCACCCATATATTTGTTTAAATATTTGATTGCATCTACAGGATCATCAAACTCTTTCAAATGTGTATTATTAAACAACCTTGGTTTTGCAATATATTTCATTTTTTACTTTTTTTATTTGGCTTAATTGCCGCAATGCCGTAACCGGCACCTTCAGGATCCGACTGTTGCAATTGCTGCCTTAGTGCAGCACATTCTTCATTCAACATCTTATTCTCACGCACCAAATCCATATGAACACTTTCAAAGAGTTCCCACAGTTTATGGAACTTTATATCATACGAATTGGCAACGCCAAGAATATGATTCGATACTTCATCTTGACTAAACTTTAACCAACCTTCAAATAAACCCTCATCAAGGTCTTTGAGGTCATCAACAATCGACCAACATCTCACAATCTGTTGTTCAAAATCAAATCTATCACTCATCAAATAAACTTCCCATTTTATGTTTCGTATACAAATTGGCCACAATGGCAACTACAACAATAATTAATAATCCTAATAATAGATAGCTCATGTTTTCTTTACTTTATTAAATTTAATAAGGTGTCACCGACTTACAGGCGTTTCACAACGAGCTTGCGGCGACATTAAAACTATTAGGCTGTTACTACTTCAGGTTTAGATTCAACCTTATTGAAAGGTGCTGCCTTGATTGGACCTTTGTAACGACCATTGGCATCAAACTCTGAATGATTCACCAATTGATATCCTGTTACCTTACGACCACTCTTAATCACCTTAACGATGCCGCCATCTTTGCGAATGTTGTAGATGTTGGTACTTAAACGATACAATACTGCCGCTTGGTCTGTGCCAGCAAATACAGCAGAGATTTCTTGTGGTGATACGGGTTTGCCACTTAATAATACTTGGGTAATTTTCTCATGACGGTTTACCTTACCTTTACGAACTGTTAAAGCCATTTTGTAATACTCCTAATCAAATTAAACATAATATAAAAACATCTACCACTTTACCATTATACTACACTTAGGGTTGGTTGGCAACCTCTGAAGTGGTAGAAATGGTACTCGTATTCGCTGGTGATTCAACACTTGCATCTACTTTTGAATACAAATCTAAAAAGCCCATTTTTGTTTCTTCGTCAAAACGATTCACACACAACTGAATTGCTTTCATCTTATCACCAAAAATTTCAAATGCTCTAGCAATATGAACCAATCGGCGAGTAGAGATAATCTCATCTGTTGCACCTTCATCGTATGCCTTACGAACTACATCAGCCCATTGGCAAAGATTATCAACAAAATCCTTATCAGCAATTAATGGTGTAAGAATTTTTTTCTCAGTCTTGGTATCAGGATATTCCTGTTCTACCGTAATTGGGAATCGTTCTAAGAAAGCATCATCAAGAATCTGTGAAAGATACTTGCCTTCATCACTACCACGACCTTTGGTATTTGCCGTTGCAATGATGTTGAAGCCTGCTTTCGGATAAACCATTTCACCTGATTTCTTATTGTAGTGTGGTTTGCCTTCCATGATACCTTGTAAACACATCAACTTATTAGAACCACGGTCGACCTCGTCAATCAATAGAATGGCACCTTTCTTCATAGCCTGTAACACAGGACCATCACGATTGACCACATTACCATTCACCAATGTAGGACCGCCTAGTAGGTCGGTTTCATCGGTCTCAACTGAGATATTCACACGGATACATTCACGATTCAACTCCGCACACACCTGTTCGACCATCAAGGTTTTACCGTTGCCGGATAGACCAGTAACGAATACAGGATAGAACATTTTGGAAGATACGATATTACGCATATCTTTATAGAAACCGAATGGCACATAATTCTCATGTTTAGCAGGCACGGCAGAATCGGACTCATCAATCAATCTTGGTTGACGGAATTCCAACACTTGAGCAGGTTGAGCATATGCCATTTCTGTTTCAGGTTCTTTACAATCTTCTGCCATATTCTTTACAATCTTTTCGGTTTTCTTTACAATCTTTTGACCTGATGATGGCACCTTGTATTGTCCACGGTCATAACGGAACTCACCTTTAGTAACCAACCAATATGGGTATGGGGCGCCAGACTCATTCACGACTCTGGTGATATCATCACGGGTCAAAATTGGTTCAGTACCAAAGATTTCTTCAGCCGCTACAATGAATGCTGTTGCATTTTTATTCATACTGTTTCCTTAAACGAATTCATCCACAATGCCAAAATTGTTTTGGCTTCACTTCTACTAATATCAAATGCTTCTTGTAAATATGGTGCAGCACCAAACATATTAGTAACACCAGATTCACGCAGAGTATTTAAATACTCAAATTCTTCAAAATATTTTTCCATAATTAATCCAATAAAATCATATACTCTTTTGGAAAGTTTTGTGCAAACCAATCCAAACCTTTACGAACACCTGCATAATCACCAAACATTTCACAACCTTTGATTGTATCATACACAGCAACTGCTTCAGGCACCAACATTACTGATTCACCACTAAATGGGTTTGTAATCAATTCTGATTCAGTACCAACAAAAATATCTTTATAAGGTAGTTTCATAATATTCCTTTTAAATTAACCACAAATGGCATACTCCGCCAACTGTTGCCACTTGCCATTAGGATTTGATTTACGAATTTTGGTAACTTGTATCAAAGTCCTTAACGATAACTCTTTAACAGAATCGGCCAATTTACTAATCAAATTCATGGCATCATTTTTACTAACTAAATCATAATCAGGCATAAAATCTTTTTGAGTTAATAAATGTTTCATTCTCTCAATCTTTTGCTCTGAGGTCATACTCAAATCAACTGCCAAACTACGGGTAATAATGGCTTGGTCTAGTGTGGTGCCATTCATATTAGAAATGAATACCACGCCACCAGTAAACTCAAACGCATTAGGTAAATCTGTATCACGAATGTCCGCATTATAAGAAATAATACGGCGTGAATATGAATCA